TGCTGTAGCACCAGCCGCCGCACCCGTGCGGATGCTTGCAAGGTCGGTGATGGTGTCTTGCTTGGCGGTGTCGTGAGGATGAATGTGGTCTTCACGGGCATATTTGGCGGATGAACCGACAGCAGCCGTGCCGTCCATAGAAGGAGCAGCCGTCGCAGGTTCCACAACCGTACCCTCGGGAACGTCCTCAATCGTGATGAAGCCGCTATCGTTCGTCAAGTCACTCGTCTTACTCGGGATATTCGTGCTAGCAGGTAATGCTCCGACTTCTTGTGCCGTGTATGTAGGCTTTGTCTGCGCCTTTGCCCACGACGGTACGGTCGGGTCAGTCTCCGTGGTGATGTAGCCAGCGTTCTCAATGGCCGTAACCCTATTTGCCAATGCAGTGTCATCATAAGCCGCAGGGATAGTGGGCTTATTGCTCAAGTCGTTGTAACTTCCGCTCGTCGCAACGGGAGCGAGATTGGGTGTGTCGTGCAGATGGCGATAGCTGCCCGACATGGCGACGATAGCCAGGTCACCAAGTTGCACGGCAGTGTCGGCCTTGTCAAGAGACGCCCGGACATCCGCAGCGAGGTCACTCTTGGGGATGCCGCCCTCTGGAGGCATATAACCGACAGACCCCTCGATGGCAACGTCACCGACATCCACAGAATCAGTGCCGCCCCCCGTCACTATCTCGACGGGTAACGTGATGGGCGTCACCGTGTCGAACGTGCCGTCCTTGAAATTGATGTCGCGAACCTTGTCCACTACCCTGCACTTGAGCGTGCCGAGCGGAAAATGAGGATGGTCGAAATACACACTTATGACATCGCCCGAAATCGAGCAGTTGATAAACTCGCCGCCGATGAGCGAAGCCGTGTAGACGGTCTCGCAGTCCCATTCATCGACATAGAACGCCATGATGAAGGACGTCGGCGTATAAGGTTCGCCGTCCTTCAGCAGCGACATCCTCAGCGTGAAATCAGAGTGCCTGTTCACGCTCTGCCTGTTGGTGTTGATTGTTAAGTCCATATATTATATAGGTTATCGTTAAACTATGCCCAAGTCGTGCCGCCGTCGCTCGTCGTCTCAAGGCCTGATGACGTCAGCCTCGTGCCGTTGTCGCCGTTGATCACCGAGATGCCCGTGGCGTTGACCGTGGTGACCTTGTTGGCCGCACCGAAGACGTCTGTGCGGTTATGCGCCGCGTCTGTACCGCTGATGTACAGCCGATAGGTGCCGCTCGTCATCTGACCGATGTGGCGAAACGCGTAGGTCCACTTGAAGATGATGTCCACGCTTATATTGTCAGCCTTGGAGAAGCTGAGAATGAATCTCCCGTTCGGGTCAGTGTCCGCGTCTCTCCATTCAGACACAAAGGTGCGCTGACCGAGACGCGCATGGGTACGATACTGCACGGCCTTGGCCACCGACGTGAAGCATCGCTCACTGGTGAGTGTGGCGCCGCAGTCGATGAGAAGAAAACCGTCGGCAAGAGTCTGACCTATCGAGACGGTGTTGACACTGAGCTGCGCCGTGGCCTCGTCCGTGTCGCTGTCCACCATCACCGCAGCGCTCTGCTGCACGGTGGTGAACGACACACTTGCCCAACCGACATCCTTGACGATGAGGTTATACTTGTCTTCGACGGCTGCTGTGGCGTTGCCGCTGAAACGGAACCCGACGCCGTTGCCGAACAGCTCGCTCTGAATGTAGTCAGTATAGACGGCACCGAGATAATATGAGTAGTCGCTGCGGTCACCGAGTCTTGACAGGAAACGCGAGTCAAGCCCGGCGAGAGTTGACTGCATCCTGCCCAGCTGTGACTCGAGAGATGACACCTTCGACTCAAGCGCCGCCACCTTGTCGGTGATGGGTGTGATGTCGATGTTGGTACCACCACCGCCACCGCCGGCTACAGCGGTCGAGCCCTTGACAGCGCTGCTGCCTTTGCCTTTGGAAATGTTGTATTTCGCGATGATCATAATTTTTCCACGAGTTTAACTTCGCATTTTCTTCTCTTCACATCGAACTCCATCTTGTCGGCGATGAACGTGCAGCCGAGTGTCTGGCTTGTGAACAGCATCGTCGGCGTGAGGATGGACATCGTGCCCTTAATGGACGCCGTGAACACCTTCGACGGCTGCGAGTACTGTTTCGTCATGCGCAAGACCATCCACTCCTCTGCCCTGAGCGTGCCCGTGCTCACCTCACCCGTGTCACCATGATAACAGGTCACACTGCGCGCGTCACTCGTCAGCGCGCTGTTGGCGAGTTTGTCAACAAAGGCATAGCCGTCGCCAGACCATGACGCCACGCAGCTGTAGTTGGGTTTTTTCTTGTCCCATGTGCAGATCTTGAACTCCAGCTCCTGGGCCTCGCTGACATAGTCGGGATTGATGACATTCGTGTATTCCGTATCCGTGTCAAGTGAGCCGCTATAACTCGGGTCACCGATGACTGCCCGTAGCTTCAGGTTCTTGATGGCCAGAAGACGCGCCTGGTAGGGTGACGCGCCGCCGAAGTCCATCGGGTTGAGGATGGTGAGTTTCGGAGTGCCGGACATCACGCCGGGCACAGGTATGGCATAGCCCGTGGCTTCAAGCCCCATGTCCCATGTCACCGTGTTGACGATGTTGAGTTCCTTGAACATCATCGCGTCTGCACGAAGCTCTTCGGTGTTCTCCTTCACGAAATAGACCTTGAAGATACTTTCGGTGGTCGTCCATTGCTGGCCGTTCCACCACTTGTCACCCTGCTGAAGTTTGCAACGGAGGTATGCCATGGGCTGCGAGATGTCCTTCCGCCCGTTATTGATATCGATTTTCTCGTTGCTGCAATCAATCGGGTAATTGCTGTTTTTCGTGGCGCCGTCCCACAGAACGCCGCCGCTGATGACATAGTAGGCATTGTCGCCGCCGTAGAGCATGGACGTGTCGGTCAGTTCCGTCTCGACATACGGATAGTCCGTCGTCTCCCACATGTGTTCCGTGCTCGCCCCTGAATAGTTCGGCTGGCCTGCGAGAGGATTGACGAGAAGGATATAGTCATCCATGTCGAGCCTTGACGATATCTCGCTGCTTTCCTCGTCCGTTAAGTCGTTGATGAACTTGGCGATGTCATCGTAGTGCATCGCCTGCTCGCTGTACTTGGCGAGCGTGGAAGCCTCACGCATCCACAGCACCTCGCTGCGGACCATGAATGCTCCGCTCAGCGCCAGCGTGTCGGTGTAGCACAAGGTCGGGTAGTCGCTCGTCACATCATCCCATGTCGTCCCATTGTAGAGGTATTTGTGGCAGACGATATTCGGGTTGTGCATGTACCTGATGAACACGCCCGACAACCATGTGGGAGCCTCGAAAGTGCGGCTGTTGTCCGCGTTGCCGTTAGCATCGACAAAAGCCAGCATCTTGGTGTTCGGGTCGCCCGATGTGTTGCCGATGGTGCTCTCGATCGTGGCGCCATACATCTTCACGCTGTCATCGCCGATGTTGTTCGTCGTGGTCTTCGGACACTCCATGTTCGGGTCGTCCTTGGTGATGTTGACGGCGCCGTCGAAGAAGTCGGGCAACACGTCATCGTAGTCGTTGAGCGTACATTTAACCGTAACTTTGTTGAACACGTCGCCCATGCTCAGGCCTGCGCTGCCATCGTAATGCGTGCCATGCTCAATGGCGAACGGGGTCTCCATCCTTGTCGTGCTTGACGGCGCCGCGCTGCTGCCCACCGTATAGGTGTGCCATCGGGTAGTGCCGCCACTGACTTTGAGCATGTCGTAATCTACGAAGTACACCACGTTACCTCTCGCCATCACGCTGCAGCCGAGGTATTGGGCAATCTGCTCAAGCACTTCCTGGCATGTCCATGCCGTGTCGGCGTCGGTCTTCCTGTCGTCGCTCTTGGCCTCGAAAAAGTTCTGCTCACTGATGTACAGGTTATCCATGATCGCGCCGCTTGTTCCTGGCACGCTCGTGCAGACGGGAAAATTCCAGTTCACATAGCAGTGGCACTGCGAGATGATGTGGCCTACGATCTCGGCGAACGAGCGCACCGTCTTGGAAGCGCCTACTGGCGTGTACTTGATATACTGCAGCGTGCTCAGCCCGTCAATGCACTCGATTTCGATGGTCTCGATGGCCTGATAGCCCATGTCGTACAGGTTGGGCGTGGCGAACCCCACCCACTCGACCTGGTTCGATGAGCCGCGCAGCTCGACTTTCGTGCCTTGAGCCGTAGCACTATAGATGTCGAACAGATAGCCCTCAGTGACTATCTGAATGGTCGCGCCCGTGCATTTCATGGGCTTGTAGATGGTGTCATCGCCGCTGTCCATCGTCGTGATGAACGGCGTCTCACCCATCGTGATGGCCGTCGTCGTGTCGTTCGACGCATTATATGACGGCGACCATCCTGTCGTTATCTTCAGTGTGTGCCGCGAGTCTGCGGCGTCAGCGAATCTTCCCTGGTATATCATGCGAGTTTTCCTGTCCTTCGTGAGTAATTGTTGAGCACTCCCTTGAGCTGCGAGCCGTTGATGACGAACTCGACATGACCTGGGCCTCCGTTATAGACGCCTCCGTCGAGCATGCGGAACAGACGCGACTGCTGGCCTTGCGTGAGAATCATCTCGCCAGCGTTCGCCCTGACATACATCTGGTCGCCGTGATAGCTGTTGCCCTTGATGATGCCGCCAGATGCGTAACCGCTTGTGATGGACTTGATTTGAGCCACCATGGCGATGAGCTGGGCGAGACCTGCGATGCCGAACGCTGCCCACCCGATAGGACCGAGCTGGCCTGCCTGCTTCATGGCCAGGGCGAACGACAAGGCGAGGTTACCGATAGTCTGAGCGATGAGGCCACCAATCTGCAGACCCTTGTCTTCCATGGCGGCGCCGATGGACGAGACAGCCTGGCCTGCCGAACTGAGCGCCTGGCCCATCGCGCCGATTTTCTTCTTCGTGTCACCGACCTCGCTTGAGAACACGCTGATGATGTTGTTGATGTCGCCGAATGTCTTCATCGTCAGCGTACCCATGTCACCCATGGCGGCGCCGATGCCTTCGTAGAGCTCTGACGTGCGTTCAATCTCCTTGTTGAGGTCAACCTGGCCTTTGATGAGTTTCATGTTGGCCGAGTCTGAGAACTTCACGCCGCCAGGTTTACCCGTGACGGTCATGGCGTTCTTGAATGTCTCGCCGAACTTGCCGATGTCCGCGGCCTTCTCGGTCTTACCGAGGCTCTTGCTGGCAAGTTCAAACTGCTTGAGCGTGTCTTTCGCTTTGTCGATTTTCTCGTAGAGGTCCTTGAACTTATCGCCGTACGCCTTGAGCTGCTCGTCGCTGAGTTTGGTGACATCGACATTACCCTGCAGCGTGGCATTGAGTTTGCTCAGCTGGGACTCATAGTCCTTGAGTGACCCTGCCGCATAGGTCGGGCCAGTTGAGTGACCACCGCGCCCACCTCGGCCTGTGCGTTTTGGCGTGGTCTTACCGCCTCCGCCTCCGCCGCCTGTCGGGGCTGTCGTCACTTGAGGGCCTTTAAGCATGTCGTCAATCTCCTTGTCTTGTGCAGCGATGGTATTCCTGTACTTCGCCGCGCGTTCTTCAAGTTCTTCGACGTTCTTCTTCCAGCCAGAGACGTGCGTGTTGTTGAGCGTGTTGATCCGCTTGTTGATGTTGTCGAGCTGGCGCTGATTGTAGTCACGCTGGCTCTTAATCTCATTCGCCGCCGCCTGTCTCGCTTCCTTGTCGGAGTACTTTCGGCCTGGCTTGATGTCACCCTTGCCGCTATAGTAGTCATAGCGGCTCTGAGCATACTCGTGAGTTCTCGTGTTCGTCTGCTTTGCGTGGTCATCAATACGCATCTCGGCTGAGTTGCGCATGAACAGGGCGATGCCTTCGAGCGCCTGGTTGATGAGCCTGATGAACTGCGTGAGGAATCCGTTGCTTTCGCCGACTGCTGCCGTCAGAGTCTCCCATGAGGCCGACAGCCTGTTGAGCTGATCATCGAGGGTCTTGCCGTTCACTTCGGCCTGCAAGTGAGCCTCACTGGTGCCAGTGACGGCTTCGGTGAGTGAATGGACCTGTTCGGTCGAGTCGGCGAGGATGGCTGCGGCATTATAGTTGCGCTTGCCGAAAAGTTTGACCATTTCGCCCGTGTCACCCATGCGCGCGCGGAGGTTCTCAAGTGCCGTGTCAAGACCGACGACTTTTGGATTAAGCTCATCGCCTGCCGTCGTGCTGAGAACAAGCAGCACGTTGCGCAATGACGTGCCAGCTTCAGCGGCGTCAGGCATACGCTTGGCCAGTGCCTCGATGAGCGCCGTGCCTTCCTGTACGCTCAGCCCTGCATTGCGGATGGCAGAGCCGCACTTGGTGAATGCTGTGGCCAGATACTCGATGTTACCTGCGCCGTTTTTACTGCCAGCCGCCAGCACATTGATGTAGATTTCCGCCTCGCCAGCCGACGCGCCCATCTGGTTCATGATACCTGTCAGCGACTCGATGGACGCCTCAAGTGGCATGACGCCAGCCTTGGCGAGTGTCGCCGCGCTGCGTGCGATGGCGTCAAGAGACTCGGGTGACTTCAGCAGCTCAGGCATCTTCGAGCCGATGACGCCATAGCTGTCCACGATCTGGCTGCTGCTGATGCCAACAGCCATGGCCGTGTCCGTGGCCATCTGCTTGACGTTTCCCATCACCTCGGTGCTTAGACCAGTGAGCGACTGCAGGTGAGCCATGCTCGTCTCGAGTGCGCGCCCGTTGGCGGCGATGTCGCCCATGGCCTTGCCCACAGCTGACAGCGCTGCTGCGTAAGGCGCCATCTTGGCGAGGCCTCCGAGACCTGCGCCACCAAGCATGGTGCCGATGTTTTTCTTGGCCGTCGCCGTCTGCCGCGAGAAACGGTTGACGGAGGCCGTGGCACTGGCGAGTCCGCGGTCGAACCCTGCCTTGTCAATGCCTAATATGACTCTTAGATCAGCTTTTGTGCTCATTGCTGTTCATCATTTTTTCAAGTTGTTTCGCTTTCTGCTCAAGCCGCTGTTTGTCGGCGTTGCTCATGGATGTGTCATGGGCTTCGTGCCCTTCCTCCCACGGGAACGAGACGATGTCGCTCACGCTTATCTTCTTTGTCGAGTGGGTCTGCGCGCCGATGTAGCCTACAAGACGGGCCTGTTCCCATGACTCTTTTGAGGCCAGATAGAGGTGCGAGACGAGACAGTCCACCTCATACATCTCCATCTCGTCCATGACGTAGCCTGGCGGCATGTGTCCCTGGAAGACGAGCATCGAGTATATCTCGCCTGCCGTCAGTCTTTTTTTTTGCCGTCGCCGTCATCTGCTGAACCCTTGACGAGACCCATCTTCTTCTCTTGGGCCTCGAGCATGTCGCTGAAGGCCTTGATGATGTCCTGTGAGCCTTCCGCATCTGGTTCGCACGCGTCAATGAACTCGTCGAAGCTCATCGTCATGCCGGGGTTGTTGGCCAGAAGGATCGAGTAGTAGAACAGGAACTGCTCCATGCTCGACTCGACATTGAACGACTTGCCCGTGACGTTCTCAAAGATGAACAGCGCACGCAGCGTGTACTTGATTCTGTAGCTTTCGCCTTTGATTGTGATTTCCATATTAATATCAAAAAGGGGACGGGGCAAGCCCGTCCCCAAATGGTCATGAACTTGAGATTACTGGTGGTTACTGCCCGGGAGTTGTCCCTGAGGTGGCGGTCAGAGGGCCGTCGCCTTGGAGCTGCACGGTGAAAGTGGCATTCTCGCCGTTGGGAGCGTTGACCTCAACACTGGTGATGAGGACGGTGCCGGTGTAGCCGAGACTCTTGTTGGAGGCCGAGCCGATGGTGCCGGTGTTGCCCGGAACCCACACGCCGCCCGTCGCGTCATCGACGCTGTCGAGCTTGTTGGCGTAGGGATAGGTGCTGCCGCTGCTTCCCTCAACGGAGAAGATGGCGGTCACCTTGGTCTGCGACAGCATCAGGTCGATCAGGTCCTGATAGTTGTAGCCGGCGCCGTCGTAGCTGCACAGGTTCTCCGACGATGCGGACCACGAGATGATACCGTAGTCGCTCGACTGGAACTTTCCGCCGTCATCCTTGGTGGAAGTCTGCTGCGTGTCAGTGCTCACCGTCAGCGTGTGGCTGGTGGCGAATGCGATGGACTTGGTGGTGGTGCCCTGATTGATGAAGAGCATCATGTCACCGCCTTTGATTACGTTTCTGCTCATTTTTCTATGTCTATGTCGAATTGTAAATCTTGTAAATAACTCGTTTCGTTATACGCCTCAGAGGCGTCAGACAGGCTGATGTCGCTGATGGTGACACCCTCGTAGATTCCTGTAGAGCCGACAAGCGCGTCGGTGATGGCGTCGGCGAGTATCAGGCCGCTCTGGTAGTCTGCGGACACGACCTGCACCGACAGCGTGGCATGCTGCGTCTGCATCAGCCGGTCTTTCGTGCCGTCTACCGTGAGCGAAGCACGGCGGTAAACGGCGAACGGCTGGGGAGTGTTCTCCTCGGCCACGATGGCCTGTGCCTCGTCGATCCCTGCACCTGTGAGAATCGCCTGTATCGCTTTAGTCAGATGTAAGCCCTTCACGTCTCGCTTGTTTTTGTATGTGTTTCATCAACGCCTGCTCGATATCTTTTGCCGCTTCGGGTTCCTTCGCCTCGACGGCTCTCTTGAACCAGCCGAGTTTGCTGGTGTCGCGGAAGATGCGGCCACGGTTGGAAGCTCGCCTCATCGGGTTTTTCTTACCCTTGCCGCGCCGACCCTTGGTCGTTCTCTGTCCCGTACCCATCTCGAACCACTTGAGGCGGTAGTCGCCCATGATGTGGACCTTGGCGGTCTCTGCATCTCTTGACACGACCTTGATGCCTCTCGCAAGGCTTCGCTTCACGGTCTTGCCGCTCCGGGTGTAGGACGTCGTTTTCCTCACCGAGTGCCCTATGACCTGCTGCAGATTCTTCACGGCCTCGTTCTTGAGTTTGCCTGCGGCAGCTCTCAGCGCTGACCTGCTGACCTTCCGCTGGTTCCTTGTGTTGAGCCTTCGGAAGAGCGCGTAACAGCGAGAAGCGTCCACCTGTATGCCGTCAGCCTGGGTCATTCGTTGATGAGCTCTGTTCGGATGAGGTACTCTCTGCGATGTGTGCGGCGGTCAATGGAAAGGATTCGGTACTTCAGATCCCCCCAAAGTATCCGCATCTCTTCGTTGACCGTGCCGCGCCATCGGATGGAGAAAGTCGTGATGCGCCCGTGAAAAATCTCCTCGTTGTCAATCTCGCGGTTGCCGCTGATGTAGTTCACTGCGGCAGGCAGATTGGCGACGACGTCAGCCCAATCCGTGGTCGTGCTGCCATAGACATCACGCACGGTGTAAGGCCTCTGAATGGTGATTCTCTCGGTGAGCTTACCTGCCTCCATCATCTGCATCGGTTGAGTTGTCCGTAGTTGATGATTTTACCCAGAAGAGCCATCACGTTGGCGTAAGGAACGACGTGCTGTTGAGCCGATGATATACCCTCACGATTCTCATACAAGGCTGCGGCCTGCATGAGAATCGCGGTATATATCTGAGCAGGCAACACACCATTGTCACCGATGTACACCGACAGGTTCTTCACCTGCAGTGTCTCGGCGACGGTCTGCTCGGCACTGCAGAGGTAGAGAGCCAGCAGGTCATCTTCATCGTTGGTGGAGATGTAGCTGTGCTTCTTCAGGTCTGCGACCGTGGCATATTTAGGTGTGTACTGCATAGTGATGGCAGATTACTTAGCCAGCAGATACGGTGGTGAACAACTTCAGGCTGCCTGCACGGGCTACGCCGTAGTCGAAGTAGCTGTTGATGGTGATGACGAGCTCGCCAGTGCCTGCAGCACTGTAGGGGTCGACGGTGAGGTCGAGCGCGCCCCACTGACCGATGACAAGGTTGCTCCAGTCGCCGTAGTAGCCCTGGTTCGCGGCACAGCCGATGGTCTTGTAAAGGGGAGTGCCGTCAACGGTTCCAGCCTCATAAATAAGACGGGTGGTCTTGTTGTAGGTCATGGAACGGATAGCAGCGACAGCCTCGGGTGAAGCGATGTAGGCGTAGTTCTCACCGACAGCAAGGCGCTCAACTGCGGCCTCAACGAGGGTGGTCAGCTTTGCCCAATCGGTAGCAACGGCAGCAGTCTGGCCGTTGCCGATGCCCTTGGGAGCACCAGATGCAGCGGCAGCAGTGCCGAACATGGTAGCGTTGAGCTTGGTGATGACAGCCTTGCGGATGTCAGCCAGCAGGGTAGCCTCGATCTGCGCGTTGTCCTGAGCGACCATCTGCTTGGAGAGCTTGAACTGAGCGGTCAGGCGCTTGGGAGTCAGGTTAACGCTGGTGAAGGCGTAGGTGGGGTCGGCGGCGCTGCCTACCTCGGTAGCCCATGCCACGTTACCGCCGCCGAGTACGGGGATACGCACGTCGCCTACCAGGCCGCTGTAGTAGCGAGCACCTGCTTGAGCGGCCACGAGACCCTCGCGGATGGGAGCAAAGGTGTTGTAAACGTCGATGCCGATGGTGTCGTCGTGCTCGGCGGTAACCGTAACGTCTGCACGCTGCTGGGGCACCACGATCTGGCCGACGGTGCCGAGACCTGCGTTGCGCATTTCCTCACGACCGGCACGGGTGATGGCCTCAACGTCATCGCTCAACTTGTCGCCGTTGGCAACTTCACGGATGGCGCGGATGAGGGAGAAGTCTTGCATCTTCTTCTCGCCGCGCACCTTGATGGAGCTGACCTTCTTGCTCACTGCTTCCTGGCCAGCCTGGAGATCGGTGATGGAACGCTTCATGCCTTCCATCTCAGCCTTCAGAGCATCAACCTCGGCGGTGTTGTCCACCTTGGGCTCCTCAACATTTTCGTTTTTCTTGTTTTCTTCCATGTCTGATGAATTAGAATTAGGATTATTATCGTTTGTTTCGTTATCTTCAATCATCCCTCTCATGAGGGCACCGTCCAGCAAAGCTGCACGGGAGTCCACATTGGTCTGCGGATAGGCAGGGTGGATGACCACACTGACGTCGTACAGGCCACTGACCTCATCGACGTAGCGGACAAGCGCGCGGCTGTCCTTGTCGTTCTTCTCGTAGTGCACACCAGCGTCCTCGTCGCAGGTGTAGGCGAACGAGCAACCGCGGTAATCGCCACGGCGGACGCCCTGCAGAACGGCCTCGCCGTCATTGGTCATGGGTGCCTCGTAGCTGAACTTGAGACCGTGGTCGTCAAGTGTCAGGCGCAGCGACCCTTCGCCGTTGATGCTGCGTGCGACCATGCGGCTGTTGTCGTGGTCGATGTTGGCGATGATGTCGCTCTTGGCGATCAGCTCGTCGGTGATGCTTCCAGGCATCATCACTTCCTCGACCATGCGGCCCTTGTTCCAGTCGGGCAGGAACAGGCTGCGCTCACCGAACACGACGGCATAGCCTTCGATGGTGCGCGAGTCATCAAGGGCGCGCAGCTGGCAGTTCTCGGTATTGCGGTAGATTTTCGTCATTTTTTCCTTGATTTCTTTTTCGGTTCTTCTTCTGCTGACGTCGGTTCTCCCTTGATTTTCGCTGAATCAATCGGGGCGACGTTGCACGAGATATACGCAGAGTCACCGCCATCGACAGGCGTATGACCCTCGCGCATCCTCACTTCGTTAGGCGTGAGCACGCCAGCCGATATCATCTTGGTGTAGTACTCGGCCTTGGCGCCCATGTCTGAGATATAATAGTCGTCAAGGTCGAACTTGACGCGGTAGTCACCCAACATGCCGTTGGGGATGAGCTTCACGGTGAGCTCTGTCTCGATTTTGTTGATCAAGGGGAAGAGCGTGTCGGTCATGAACGCCGTCTGAGCGCTCTCGCTGCCCTTGTAGTTCGTGCTCGAACTTTGGAACACCCTGTCGGGGTGAACGCCAAAGAATCGGCAGATGTCGAGAACGTTGAGGTTCTTGGACTCAATCAACTGCAGGTCGCTTGGCGACAATGACAACTGGTTGAACTTCATCGTGCCTGGCAACGTGAATATCTTCGCGCCACTCGTGAGCTGGCTGGTGATGTTGTCCTTGACGGCCTTGAGCTGGTCATCCTGTGGAGCGCCGAAGCCCTGGGTGAGGCTGCTGTCGCCGCTGATGAATCCGTGCAAAGTCGAACCTGGAGCGAAGCTTTCCAGCTGCAGGCCGTCGAGACTTTCGCCGACACCAAGAACCTTCTGCGCATACGTCAGTGTGCTCACGCCCGTGAAGCCTCCGTCGAGGCTCATGTTCTTGAGGTGGATGATGCGCCACCCGTTGCAGGTCGTGAACAGGTTGTTGTCGTCATCGTTGATGTCATAGGTGTCGGTCTGCTTGTCATACACACACTTCCCGTGAGGTATGAGATACAGCCGCGAAATCTCGTTGTCCGCGTTGAAGTAGGGGTAGATGTAGGCGTTGCCGTGGAGCAGCATCTCGACGACAGCCGCCTTCCAGAAGTCGAAGGAATTGACCCTCTCATTGGGCTTAAGACGCAGCACCAGCTCAAGCGGATGGCTCTCATCCACCTGCCAGTACTTGCCGATGCGACGCTCGATGTCGATGCCGAGTGATGCCACCGTGCCGCTCACGATGTCAACACAGCGCCACACAGCCGCCAGCATCATGCCGCTGTTGGTGGTCGTTGCAACGCTGTAGGTCTGTCCGTTGATGGTGACCTGCAACATCGGAGGCTGCACAAGCGAGCGCCTCTTCTTTGACTTGAAATAATCGAGAAATCCCATTTCCGTGCGTGTTATATTTATATGCGAAAGTGTTTAACACGTCTTGAAAACAGGACTAACAACGCCGTTGCTCTAAACTCACTCCTAGTGCCATCAGTGCGGTGATGGCGCCGTCAATCTTTCGGTTGTCGCTTCGCTTCAGAGGTTTGCAGTTGTCCATGTTGTCACGGTCAAGGATGCAGTTGTCGAAGCAGTAGTTATTGATGGGGTTTTCGTTGAAGGTCAGCGCGGACTCTTCAAGCATCCTGACGATGGCCATGCAGGGCTTGGTGAAGTAGAAGTAGGTCTGCTTGTACGGGTACAGGAATGCCGAACCGCCGCAGTTGATGAGCAGGTTGGTGAACTCTGCCGCCTTGTTCGGATCATACGCTATCTTGAGGATGCGCAGGTTCTTGCCGTGGGCGAGGATGTCGCCGACTATCTGCTCATAGCTGATGATGTTGCCCTTACACAGGCGGAGGTGACCGCCGTCAACCCATCGCTGGTAGACTTCACGGTTGGGGTGTTTGGCCATGCGTCCTTCGGGAAAGTAGTAGTCGGTGTGGATATGGTGGTGCTTCTCGCCATTGAGCCAGATGTAGTAGGACACGGCCGAGAAATCGTTGTCGACCGACAAGTCGACAGCCACCTCGCAGTCGGCGCGATAGCCAAGTGTGTCGATGTCGAGAAGGCGTGAGTGTTCACGGATGGTGCTGCCCTCTATCCAGCTGCGGTCGTTGCCCGTGACGAAGATGTTGAGCATTTTGGTGCGGAATGCTTTCATGTTTTCGATGCTCTTCTGCGCTTCTCCCCATTGCTGCTCGTAGAAGTCGGGCAACACGGTGATGCCCAGATGCGGCTGCACCTTCGCCCATGTCGCTGGGTCGCTCTCGTCATCGTCGCAGTCTGGCGTGAAGATGTGGGCGAAGCTCGTGTCGTCAGGCGCGTAACCTTCCATCACTTCGTTGAGCAGTACGCCCTGCTCGTGCTCGAGCTCTTGGATAAAGGGCGCCGTCTGCTTGTCGCTGGCCGTGGTGATGGTGATGAGCAGGGGATTCGCACGCATGCCCATGGACGTGGTGAGCACGTTGCGCAGGTCAGCGCTGTCGGCCTGCGCGTACTCGTCCATGATGACGGTGGAGGCGTTGAGACCGTCGAGTTTGTCGGGCGAGTTGGACAGGCAACGGATACTGCTGTTCCGACCTTCGCGCCACTTGATGAGCTCTCGGGTGGCCTTGAACTTGGTCCAGCCTGGGTCGAGTCCATGGAGCACGCGGCTGATTTCATCGAAGCAGATTTTCGCCTGATCGTAGCTGTTGGCACCCGTGTAAGCCTGGGCGTTGTCATCGCCGAACAGGAAGTCATAGATGGCGAAGGCGCACACCGATGTTGTCTTGCTGAACTTGCGCGGCACGAACAGAAGGGCATTGCGCACGAGTCGGCGCCCGTCATCTCGCATGAAGCCCATGATGCTGGCGAACTGGAACACCTGCACGGGGGTGAGCCTGTACGACTGACGACCGTTCTGACCGCTGAACTTGAGGAACTCATAGAAGTGCATGAAGTTGACCGCGGCGGCAGTGTCGAAGGTGTACGACTCAAGTAGCCGTAAGAATTTCACGGCTGCAAGATGCTCGTAGACGTTGTGCGCGTCAGGCGAGGACACAAGGGCGTCGAAGTACACGACAAGTCGCTCGTCTATGTCGGCCAGCGCATACTTGCCGATGTCCGCGCTTTGAAGTCTTTCAGCCGCCAGGCGCTTCGCCTCCCGTTCAATCTGCTTTCTTTCGTCGGTCATCGGGCTGGCTCGGCATCATCATCGCCTGAAGCTGTTCAAGGGGACTGGCGACAGCTGTCTTGATGGCGGTGTTGCTCATCTCGTTGCGCCCGGCCAGCTCGATGAGGAACTGACATGAACGCAGGTCGCATTCTTCAAGCGCGCGGCTGACCTGATTGCGAAGGATCGCCTCACGCACGGACATTTTCACACCGTTGCGCTCAACGACCTCGTCGAGGATGGAGTTGGCGAGGCGCTGTGACTTGCCGTCGGTGTACATGAGTTTCTTAATAGCGCCTCCCTTCTGAAGGTTCGCTTTACTGATGGGGTTATACCCCTTCTTCTCGTATGCCATTTTTTATCTCGTTTATTCGTCGTGTGATGTCGTCTTCGATGGCTTCTTTGATGTGCCCATTGCCGAGGCGCCTGTGCGCTTCATGGTGGCACTCGCTACACAGGGCGATGAGGTTGTTTTCGTCGTATGCGAGCGCTTCCATGTCCTGGCGGCTGGTGGCGCTCTCGATCGGGACGATATGATGCACCTCGGTGGCCTTCCTTGGTCTCGGGCCTCCGACAAAGTAGTCCTTTACGCACTGCTCGCAGAAGCCGCCGTTGCGTATGGCGTTCAGCAGCATGTATGAGCCTCGCAGCTTCTGCCACCGCTTGCCGGTGATGATGCGCCGGTACTCAGGATTTTTTTCTGTCTCTCTCATATCGTATGTCGTTGAACATCGCCGACAGCTCTTCTTCCTGGGCCGCTGACCTCATCGCCTCACGCTGCTGTCTCGTGCCGTCGACGATGTATCGCATCAGGTCAATCGGCGGCTTCTCGTCCTTCCATGCCTGTGGGTCGGCGAGCTTGATGTAGCTGGCGATTAACAGACGCAACAGGGAATAGACGGTCTCCCTGCGGCGCTTAAGAATCCTTTCAAGTGCCTCTGCCTCTTCTTCCGTCAGCCTCGTCGCTATGAACTTGTAAGCCATTCTATCTATATGCGTAAGTGTTAAATTCCACCCCGATTTCACAATTTATCGTTCGAGAGAGCGGAATGGGGTTTACCAGGGGGTACGGCCACCAAAAAAAGCACACCCCCGTTCTCGTCAATCCGTGACCCCGTCCTGCCGTCATCACAATTGCTTTCGCATTCCGTACTCGCAGATGAGGGAGGCGTCCACCTTGTTGTCATCGTACACTTTGCAGCGCTCACTCCGGCGGAAATCCATATTCGGAAATAAACGCCTTGCCGCATTGAAGTGCATCTGCTTCGTGTTGGATGCCTTGTCAACGGCCTCGCAGATGAACTTCTGCCACTTGCCCGGGGTGACGGTAGTGTAGGGTATGCCGATAGTCTCAAGCGCACCGAGGATCATGCCGTAGTTGGTGCCGAAACTGAACGTGCTGGCCACGCCCTGGTGGGGCATGCTGTGCACCTGCTCCACCACCGCGATGATGGTGTACTCACTCGCCAGCTTCTTGAGCGTGTCAATCATCTCGCCGTTAAGCCTGTTGCCCTCGAACAGGCGGTAGTGCTTGTAGCTGCCGTAGCCTGCATTGTACAGGCACATGAACCCGTTCTTGCCCGGGTCTATTCCGATATAATAGTCTTTCATTGTCATTAGTCGAATAGTGATAATTGTTTCGGTTCCTGAAACTCCCAGTGAAATCCGTTGGACACGTTGGTGCTGACCTGCCACATGGAACACGGGGCATGGTCTGCACTGATGCGGATGGTGTAGTCAACACCGATGTATTTCCCCATATCCTTTCTCGCCCTGATGGAACACACCACCGTCTCGGCATAACGGCCTTCCATGTGGTAGTCCAGGTGATGGGTGCAGTTGTAGCAGCAGCGCCTGCTGTATTTATTTGTTGTGGTCTCCATAAAAGTATTTTCTTCCTTCGGGTGTGCTGCCGTAAGTGTCTACATGCTGGCGCAGTTCATTGAGCAGTGCCTCGCCGATACCGTCTTCCATCTCAGCGTATGCCATCGACATCATCTCGTTGCCTGCTTCGTCGATGATCTGGACGACTTCGTTGGCTCTTACCTGCACGCCTCGGCACAGGTCCACGAAGTCGATAAGTTCGTCTCGCTTGATGCCTACGGTGACAGCGCGGAAGACACGCTCGGCCTCGTCGTATAACCTTGTGACGAAGTCCATGCCTGCGAACATCATCAGCATGAGCTTGACGACTTCATAGTTCTGGCGGTAGACTTCGGCCACCTTACCTTCCATGTCAAACGTCAGGGCGTTCATCTCGCGGATGATGTCGGCCTTCTGCTTCTTGTACTCTTTCTTGTCGTGAGGCATCTCCTTGATGAGGTTGAGCTTCACGCGCAAGGCTTCTCGCTTCTTCGCCAGCATGTGGCCTTCAAGCTGGGCGAGGTAGATTATCGGTGATGGTTTATTCTTCATGATTCTCAAGTTCATTGATAAGTTTCTTTGTTATGTACGCTGCTCTCGGGTTCCTTCTCGGGTCGGCGAGCCAGGAGCCGACGGCGTCGATGTAGTGCATTGTCGTTGTGTGGTCACGCCCTATGCGCTCACCGATGCTTGTCAGTGACATCGCCGTGTAGTGGCGTGTGAGCCATGCGACGATAGCCCTGGCTTCTACACGTTCGCGCTGTCGGCCTCTTCTGCACATCTCGTCGTGCGTCACGCCCGTCTCACGGGTGACAGCCTTGATGATGCTGTCGATGTCGGCCTTGACGATGCTGGCTTCGAGCATGTCTGCCGCGATGTCGATGGCCTGACCGATGGCTTGTGCGGTGAATGGTGGGTCGCAGGGTTCATGATCCGTGCGCCTGTAGTCATTGAATTTGCGCAATATGTGCGCCGCTATCTCGTTGGTCATAAGTACCAGGGCTTTGGGTGTTCTCTCTGCCAGGCGAGACGTTCATCTCGCAACAGCTTGTCAATATCTATGCTCTCGGCCTCTTGCTGAACTTCTTCTTCAGTTGTTCGTTCTCTCTGCGTAGTCGGTTTATCGTACCGTTGTTCGATTCGCATACGTTTTGTTTTGTCTTAAGTTCCTTTTCAAGCTCATTGATTCTATCGTCACGCTCACGTCGTGCGTTGCGGTCAATCACGAGGCCGATGCACAGCCCGATGATGATGCCGATGGCGATGTATAGCTCAGTCATTGTTGTCAAAAATTGATAGTTGTGTAAACTTTTGCGGTTTGCCGAGGATGAAGTCGCAGATGAAGTTGCGGGCATAGTCTGGCGAAATCATAGACC